CAATTTTTTAAAATTTTTTATATCCGCAAGCTAAATGCTTACGGCTATAAAAATAGGTCAAATTGTCCTATTGGCAAACGGGAAACAGTCGTGCTATAAACGGGCTATGTTCAAGTCACTCCCTTTTACACCCCGCGTCGTCAAGGCGACCGAGCAGCGTTTGAACGCTATATATGCGGCTTCTAATTTAGGGTTAAAAGGAGATGCACTGGCGTTAGCAGCGGGGATGCTGCCTACGGAATATAGACAATTGTGCCAATTTGACCCAATGGCCGAGATGGCCGCACAAAAGGGCAAGGCTGACAACGAACTGCAAGCCGCCCGGCGATTGAACGAGGCGTCTGAAGGCGGCGACGCCAAGGCCAGCCTAGCGATCCTTACGCACGTTCACGGTTGGCAACAAACTTCCAACGTCAACATAAATGTTGAACAGCGGATTAGCATCATATCCGCGCTAGAAGAAGCCCGCGCAAGGGTGATCGAAGGTAGTGCTACAATAGACGAAGCCCCCGAACGCATCAACGGTCGAGGGCTTCTTACCAATAACGATGAGGACACATCGCATGGCTACCAACATTCTAACGCAAGTGCGGCTTAAAGAACTCTTGCACTACGATCCAGCAACCGGCGTATTTACAAATGCCTGCCAACGCGGCCAGCGCGGCGTACTTGGCGCTGTTGCGGGGCACTTTAACGACGCTAGAGGGTATGTAAGAATTAAAATAGCCGGCACAAAATATTCTGCTCATCGTTTAGCTTGGCTGCATGAATACGGTGTATTTCCTAATATGCACTTAGACCATATTGATCGTAACCCGTCCAACAACAAAATAAATAATTTGCGGATGGTTACCTGTAGCGAAAATATGCAAAACACGGGGACTTACTGCGGTAGTGTGTCTGGGCATAAAGGTGTTACTTGGTGTAGCCAAAGGGGTAAATGGCGGGCGCGAATATCCGCTAATGGTAAGCAATATTTTTTAGGCGCGTTTGATGACGCAACTGCCGCCAGCAATGCCTACCTTGCCGCCGCAAGTAAACTTCACCCCAACAGGCCGTCTTGATGCAGCGCCCTATATACACATCGGAGGACGAGCAAAAGCTGATGGTCGAGTTATGGTCTGGGCAAATATGTGACGACCCTGAGGCGTTTGTTCTACTGGCGTTCCCTTGGGGCAAAAAAAACACGCCCCTAGCTAACTTTACTGGGCCGCGCAAATGGCAGCGGGAAGTGCTGCGCGACATCAAGGCGCACATTGCAGGGAACAAGGGCAAGATCCAGATGGACACCCTGCGGGAAGCGGTGTCATCAGGGCGCGGGATTGGCAAGTCGGCGTTAGTCTCTTGGCTGGTGCTGTGGATGCTGACCACCCGCATCGGCGGCAGCATCGTCATCAGCGCCAACTCGGAGAGCCAACTACGGTCGGTGACTTGGGCCGAGCTAACCAAGTGGGCGGCGATGACTATCAACAACCATTGGTTTGAGATTAGCGCAACCAAGCTGGTGCCCGCGCAGTGGCTGTGCGAGCTGGTCGAGCGTGACCTGAAGAAAGGCACACGTTACTGGGCCGCAGAGGGCAAACTGTGGTCGGCAGAGAATCCAGACAGCTATGCCGGTGTCCACAATCAAGACGGCATGATGTTGATCTTTGATGAGTCAAGCGGCATACCAAATCCTATATGGGAAGTCGGCGCCGGGTTCTTTACCGAAAACACGCCAGACCGCTATTGGTTTGCCTTTAGCAACCCGCGCCGCAACGAAGGCTACTTCTTTGAGTGCTTCCACGCCAAACGAGCGTTTTGGAACACCCGCAGCGTAGACGCGCGCACCGTCGAGGACACCGACAAACAGGTCTACGAGCAGATTATTGCGGAATACGGCGAAGATTCACCGCAAGCCAAGGTCGAGGTGTATGGGGAATTCCCCGACGCGGGCGAGGATCAGTTTATCAAGCCCATGCTGGTCGAGGATGCCATGCACCGCGAACGCTGGAAGGACACTACGGCACCAATAGTGTTAGGAATCGACCCTGCCAGAGGTGGCGCCGACTCAACCGTGCTGGTGGTGCGCCAAGGGCGCGACATTGTGGCGATTAAACGCTACTCGGGCGAGGACACCATGACCATCGTCGGACGGGTGATCGACGCCATTGAGGAATTCAAACCCACGCTGTCGATTATTGACGAAGGTGGCCTCGGTTACGGGATACTTGACAGGTTGACAGAGCAGCGTTATAAGGTACGCGGGGTAAACTTTGGCTGGAAGGCCAAGAACTCCATTATGTGGGGCAACAAGCGGGCTGAAATGTGGGGCACCATGAAAGAATGGCTGAAAACAGCATCCATTCCAAGCGACCGTCAGCTAAAAGCCGATTTGGTCGGCCCCATGAAGAAGCCTAACAGCAGCGGCACCATTTTCCTTGAGGGGAAAAAAGAGATGCGTAGTCGTGGATTGGCCTCACCGGACGCTGCTGACGCGCTGGCCGTCACTTTTGCTTTCCCCGTCGCGCACCGCGAATACCGCGAGCCTGTGCGACGCAGCGCGTCGTCGCACGCCGGCGCAACCAGCTCATGGATGGGGTCATGAAAAAAAGCGTATCGTTATCGGTGGGCCGTGGTGAGAAATTGCCGGTTAGCAAGGGCGCTGGCCTGACCGCCAAGGGCCGCGCGCGTTACAACAATGCTACCGGCAGCAACTTGAAGGCACCGGCGCCAAGCCCCAAAACATCAGCCGACAAAGGACGCAAAGCGTCATTTTGTGCCCGGATGGGAGCCGTAGCGGCTAACGCTAAGAACGGCGAACGTGCAAAAGCATCCCTTAAACGATGGAAGTGCTAATGATGAAGCCCGGACTGTACGCTAACATTAACGCCAAGAAAGCTCGGATCGCTGCGGGCAGTAAAGAGAAGATGCGTAAGCCTGGTGCTGCTGGCGCACCGACTGCTAAAGCGTTCAAGCAGTCGGCTAAAACGGCAAAGAAGCGATAATTATGCCCCTCGTTAAGTCACCCAGTCCAATGGCCTTCCGCAAGAACATCAAGGCCGAGGTTGCTGCTGGCAAGCCGGTGAAACAGGCCGTGGCAATAAGTTATGCTGTTAAAAGGGAAGCTATAAAGAAATCTTCTTCGCGGCGTTCCAAATAGGTCTCATGCGATCTTCAGTCTCAATTTTTTGGTGGTCTGCATTTGACAATACGGCAAGATTTTCAATTCGATTATCGTGAGAATTACCATTGATATGATGCACATGTTCCCAACTAGCCAATTTTCTGCCAATATGCTGTTCCATAACATACCGGTGAACACGAACTTGTTTTCCGTTTATGCTTATTGTTTTATACGTATGTTTTGGTCGGTTAGTAGGTTTAAAACGCAAGTCGGAAAATTTTTCAAGGTGAACTTTAGCCAAGCACGATCTAGAACAGTATTTTGTTTTTTCTGCCCGATAAGGGGGAACGTAATACACCGCGCCACAACACGCACAAATTTTGTTTACTCCAGTGGGATGTCCATAGTTAGGCATACGCTACTCCAATGTAAGTTGCTATTGCGTAGTATAGCCCAAAAAGGCGTTGAATAGTGGCCTATCAAGACACAGGCATTAACGAAGCCGGCGAAGTCTCGTCAGGCGGCACCAAGCGCGACCGCGATGATGGTGACATGCTGGCGACCATGCGGACGCGCCTGACGATGGCAATCAGTGCGTATTCGGATTCCCGCGAGGACGAGCTGGATGACCTGCGCTTTCGTGCCGCCAGCCCCGACAACCAGTGGCAGTGGCCCGCTGACGTGCTGGCGACCCGTGGTTCGGTGCAAGGCCAGACGATCAACGCCAGACCCTGCCTGACCATCAACAAGCTGCCGCAACACGTCCTGCAAGTGACCAACGATCAACGGCAGAACCGGCCATCGGGTAAGGTTATTCCCGCCGACGACAAAGCCGACGTGGAAGTAGCCGAGATATTCAACGGTTTGGTGCGGCACATTGAGTATATCTCGGACGCTGACGTAGCGTATGACACCGCCTGCGACAACCAAGTGACGTTTGGCGAGGGTTACTTCCGCATCCTGACCGAGTATTGCGACGACAACACATTTGAGCAAGATTTGCGTATTGGGCGCATCCGCGACAGTTTTAGCGTCTACATGGATCCGACAATCCAAGACCCGTGCGGTTCGGACGCCGAATGGTGCTTTATCAATCAAGAAATCACTAAAGACGAATACGAACGCGAGTTCCCCGATGCCGCAACGCTATCTAGCTTGCAATACGGCGTGGGCGACGGGCAACTCAACGCGTGGATCAACCAAGACACGGTAAGAATCGCGGAATACTTCTACATCGAGCATGAGTCCAAGAAATTGCACCAGTATCACGGCGGGATTACCGCAATGGCCGGCTCGCCCGAGGCCAAACAGGCCGAAATGATGGGTTTGAAGCCTATCAAGACCCGTGATGTGGACGTGCGGACGGTCAAATGGTGCAAAACTAACGGTTTTGAGGTGCTAGAAAAGCGCGATTGGGCGGGTAAATACATCCCCGTTATTCGCGTGATTGGCAACGAATTTGAGATTGATGGCCGCATGTATGTCAGCGGGCTGGTGCGGAACGCCAAAGACGCGCAGCGCATGTATAACTATTGGGTGAGCCAAGAGGCCGAGATGCTGGCGCTGGCCCCAAAAGCGCCGTTTATTGGCTACGGTGGTCAGTTTGAAGGTTACGAACAGCAATGGAAAACGGCCAATATTAACAATTGGCCGTATTTGGAAGTCAATCCCGACGTAACCGACGGGCAAGGCGGTGTGTTGCCGCTGCCGCAACGCTCACAGCCGCCGATGGCCTCCAGTGGCCTCCTGCAAGCCAAGGCGGGGGCGTCTGACGACATTAAAAGCTCAACGGGCCAGTATGATTCTAGCTTGGGCGCCACCAGCAACGAACGCTCGGGGCGCGCCATCTTGGCGCGTGAGAAGCAGTCGGACACCGGCACCTACCACTACGTGGACAATCTGGCGCGCGCGATCCGTTACGCCACACGGCAACTGGTCGATCTGATCCCGAAGATTTACGACACGCAACGCATCGCCCGCATCATTGGGCTGGATGGCGAAACGGATCAAGCCATGATCGACCCGATGCAACCGATGCCGGTCAAGAAGATTCAGAACGAGCAAGGCATCGTCATCAAAAAGATTTACAACCCCAACGTCGGCAAATACGACGTAGCGGTAACGACCGGCCCGAGTTACATGACCAAACGGCAGGAATCGCTGGACGCGATGGCGCAACTGCTGCAAGGCAACCCGCAACTGTGGGCGGTGGCCGGCGACCTGTTCATCAAACACATGGATTGGCCGGGCGCGCAGGAAATGGCGGCGCGGTTTGCCAAGACCATCGACCCGAAATTGCTCGCAACCGGCGACGAATCGCCCGAACTGCAAGCGGCCAAGATGCAAATGCAGGCGATGGCACAAGAAATGGAACAAATGCACGGCATGTTGCAAAATGTCAGCAAATCCATCGAAGCGCAAGAGATGCAGGTCAAGCAGTTTGACAGCCAGGTCAAGGCTTACGACGCGGAAACCAAACGCATCAGCGCGGTGCAGGCCGGAATGTCGCCCGAACAGATTCAAGATATAGTTATGGGCACCGTGCATGGCATGATTACCTCGGGCGATCTGGTCACCGAGATGCCTGGGCGTGACATTGATATGCCGGGTATGCCAGAAATGCCACAAGAGGGCATGGAACAAATGATGCCGCCACAAGGGATGCCGCCTCAAATGCCACCGCAAGGGATGCCACCGATGGGAGTTCCGCAATGAAGTGCGCCGATTTCGTAGGGATGTTGTTTTTGGCTCGGGATGTGGCGCACAGCGTCCACCTTAACACCCGCAGCTATTCCAAGCATGTAGCCTTGAACATCTTTTACGAGCGTATTGTGGGCGCGGCAGACGATTTCACGGAAGCCTATCAAGGACGGCATGGACTGATCGGCCCGATCTCGCTTATGTCGGCCAAGAAAACGGCCAACATCATTGAGTTTCTGGAAGATCAATTGAAAGAAATTGAAGCGGCTCGGTATGATATTGTGGATAAGTCAGACAGCTCGCTGCAACAGCTCATCGACAACATCATTGAGATATACCTTCGCACGCTCTACAAACTCCGCTTCCTAGCTTAGGACACATCATGTCAGCCACCTATGAACGTATCACCGCAACGCATCAAATTAAAGTTGGGTTCACGGTTTTAAAAGGCATTTTTATTAGCGCCGCAAGCGCAACGCCAACCATTACAATCTACGATTCCGGCACCGCAAGCACTGGTGACCCGGTTATATTGGGCGTGTTTACACCCACAGCCGCGACTAACCACACCTTTACCGCAAACGGCATAACGGCATCCAAAGGACTCTACGTTGTTATATCGGGAACGGTAGCAGCGACCCTCTTTTTTGAGTAACTAAAGATGACTGTTAAACTTTCTCCGGTGGGTGGCGCGGGCTGGCAGTTCTTTGACGACGACGGTGTTCCGTTGGCGGGCGGTAAGCTGTACACGTACGCTGCTGGCACTACGACGCCGCAGGCTACGTATACAACTATTAGCGGTTTGACCGCTAACCAGAATCCAGTGGAATTGAATTCCGCCGGTCGTGTTTCGGGCAGCAATCAAATTTGGTTAACCAGCGCCGTTTCGTACAAATTGATCTTAAAAACCAGCGCGGATGTTCAGTTGTGGAGTGCTGATGATATTACCGGCATAACTTGAGATAACGGATACTGGATAAATTATGTCTAACGTAAAAATCTCCGCATTACCAGCCGCGACCACGCCGCTAACAGGCACCGAATTAGTACCCCTTGTCCAATCGGGTGTAACAAGTCAAGTTGCGGTAAGCAATATTAAAACCGCACCGGCGGGGTCAAACACGCAGGTGCAATTTAATAACGCTAGCGCATTTGGGGCGTCTGCTTCTTTGACTTGGGATGGCACCTCTCTCACCGCGACGAAACTTGCTGGTGCCCATAACGGCACCGTAGGCGCAACCACGCCAAGCACAGGTGATTTTACTTCTGTAACCGGCACAGTCTCCTCTGGTGCTGTTGCTACTTACACCGCAAGCGGCGCAAATCAAAACATTTATTCTAGGTATATTGGCGGGTCGCCCAATGTGGCAAACGTATACGTTGGAACAGATAGCGCAGCAGGGGGCATATCCGGTATCGGTGGCGGTGGGATACTTTGGAACGTTGGCAATGGAGGTTTAGCTTTTGGTACAAATAACGCACTGGCAATGTCGTTAAGTACTACGGGCGCATTGGCTCTTAAAGGCGCAAGCACTTCAGCCACAGGCGTTGGCATCACTTTCCCCGCCACACAAAGCGCATCAACAGACGCGAATACGCTGGATGATTATGAGGAGGGAACGTGGACGCCGACATTAGCCTTTGGTGGTGGATCAACAGGAATAGTCTATGGGGGGCGTGTTGGAAATTATATTAAAGTAGGTTCTTTGATTACAGCCCAGTGCGCGGTTGATATAACTAACAAAGGTTCCTCTACGGGGTCAGCATCCGTATCTGGGTTTCCATTTACTGTTTCTGGTACTTTTATAACAATTATTAGCAGTCAATTAGTAAGTTGGACTGGTGCGGGGCCGTGTCAGCTTTTCCTAAATAGCGGAACAACCGCAAGTTTTTACGGGATTCCTAACGGCGTTGGACTGGGATGGACTGCACTTACAAATACTGATTTTGTAAATACATCTCAATTTTATTTTACGATGGTTTATAAAGTTTAATTAACTACACCGGATTAGTGTAGTCAGACCACAGGAGAAACAAATGGCAATCACCAAAGAAACCGCAATCGACCAAATCACTGTCACTGAAAACGGCATAATTCTGTATCGTGAAGCCACGCGCATCATGGAAGATGGCACCGAACTGACCAAGACCTACCACCGCAGCAGCTTGACGCCAGCGCAAGACCTAACGGGTGTGCCTGAGAAGGTTGTGGCAATTTGTAACGCGGCATGGACAGCAGATGTTGTTGCGGCGTATCAAGCGGCACAAGCGGCAAAAGCGGCAAAAGCATAACGTATAATTAACCAAACCGTACCAGCGAGGTTCACTGGGGATTCTAAGGAATCAAGCCATGTCTGACGAAGTAATAGCGGAACAACCCGCGCCGGAACAGGCCGCAACGGCTGCGCCTGAACCCATAGCAAATGCGCCGGAAGCAGCAGAAGCATCCGAAGGCGAGCAGAAGGAAACTCCGAAGGTATTTAGCCAGGAGGATTTGGACGCGGCCATCGGCAAGAGGCTTGCACGAGAACAAAGAAAGTGGGAGCGCGAAGCAAGGCAGGCCGAAGCACCAAAGCCTATCCCTGTAGAGCATGTTAAGCCGGAACAGTTTACGACGACCGAGGAATACGTTGATGCTTTGACGACTTCCAAAGCCGCCCAAATTGTCCAGCAGCAACAGTTTGCGAAACAGCAACAGGAATTGTTAGGGAACTATCACGACAAGGAAGAAGATGCGCGGAGTAAATACGAGGACTTTGAACAAGTTGCGTATAACCCCAAGCTACCGATTACTGATGTGATGGCCCAAACAATTCAAGCCTCGGATAACGGCCCCGATATTGCATACTATCTCGGCACAAACCCCAAGGAAGCTGACCGCATAGCCCGACTCCAACCGTTCTTGCAGGCAAAAGAAATAGGAAGATTGGAAGCGAAAATTGCTTCTGAACCCGTAACAAAACGCACATCCAGCGCACCTGCGCCGATTTCACCTGTCACAGCTCGCGGGGGTCAATCCAGCGGTTTTGATACCACTGATCCAAGGTCAATTAAAGCAATGACCACAAGCCAGTGGATTGAAGCTGAGAGAGCCAGACAAGTGAAAAAGCAGGAAGCTAGGAACCGCTAATTACTTTTTAGGAGTTTTTCATGGCTAATAGCCTACTGACCATTGATATGATAACGAGGAAGTGTCTCGAAATACTTGAGAACAACCTTGTCCTTTCACGTAACGTGAACAAAGAATACGACGACAGCTTTGCCGTCGAAGGTGCCAAGATTGGTTCGACCCTGCGGATTCGTCTGCCGGATCGCGCGCTGGTGACCGACGGTGCCGCCCTGCAAGTTCAGGACGACAACGAGCAATACACCACGCTGACCGTTTCCAGCCAAAAGCACATCGGCATTAACTTTACGTCTGCCGAGCTGACCATGCAGTTGGACGACTTTGCGGAACGTGTTCTGAAGCCGCGTATCAGCCAATTGGCGTCAAGTGTGGATGCTGACGTTGCCAACGCCTACAAGTCTATTTTCAACACCGTAGGCACTCCGGGCACCACGCCGGCCACCGCGCTGGTTCTGTTGCAAGCGCAACAGAAGCTGAACGAGTCGGCGGCTCCCATGTCGCCGCGCTACGCGACTGTCAACCCCGCCGCTAACGCTGGCCTGGTCAACGGCATGACCGGTTTCTTTAACC